ATTTTAGTTTAACGATACCAGTGCCATTCGGATTTATGTCAATGTTTCCATTGGTATCTGTTGATGTAATAGCATTACCATTTATGTTAACATTATCTACATCAAGATCAGTATTAATTACAACAGTACCTGTACCATTTGGTGATAGATTAATGTTACCATTAGTATCTGTAGAAGATATTGTGTTTGTATCTACGTTAAGATTACCAACGCTAATGTCACCACTAACGTCTACACCATCTGCTGTTGTTTCAATTTTCTTTACGTTGTTATGGTATAGGTTAACCGCACCGTTAACATCCATATCCATATACTTTTCAGTGCCAGTATCACTTTGTACTGTAATACCATCACCCTGTATTGTAAGCTCACCTGTAGTGTTTACGATACTTGTGTTTGTACCATTGTGTGTAATTGTAAGGTCATTGCCTGTACCAAAAACAGCACTCGCATTATCAGCAAAGTCTAATGCATTAGCACTAGTATCCCAAGTCATGTTGGCTGATGCACCAGTAAACAGTATATCACCATCTGACTTAATACGCATACGCTCTGTTGCTGCAGCACTTGTGTTTGTTTTAAAGATAAGAGCAGTAGAGTTATCTGCAGCACCAAAGTTAGCTTCTGCTTGTGCTTCAATCTCAGCACCTACAAGAATAGCATCTGTACCACTGTCTTCTAGTGGAGCATTAAAGCTAATCTTACCAATTGTATTACCACTGTCTACAGAAATGTCAGATGTTTGTAGTGATAGTTGAAAGCCACTTGCTGCTGTAGCACCAAGACCTGTATCAGCTACGTGTGTAAGTTTAACATCGTCATCTGCACCGAATGTAAGAATAGAGGCATCACTCTGCAGTCTCACATCGTCTGTCATGATAACTTCTGGTGATGTAATCTTTACTGTAGTATCTGCTGCAACATCTAATTGACCATCTGCACTAGAGTTAATGGATAAGTCTGCATCACGAAATTGTAACTTATTGTTTGTGTCAACAGACATGTCTCCACTAAAACTATCTATATAAGCTACACCATCAATATATATATCCTTAAACTGTAGTGAGGATGTACCCAAGTCTAACCCTGCATTGGTGCTTGGATTAATAGATGTAGATGTTGCTACTAGCTGTTGGGCAGGACCAATAACTGTAATAGCACCACCTTCTGCAGCAGTACCATCGTGTGTGTGGCCTGTAGAAGAATTAAATGCAGCTTCAATTGCGTCATATTCACCATCAAAGTCTGCAGCGTTAATAACGTTACCGTCAGCAATGTTGTTTGCTGTATCGTTCCGTGTGTAACCTGTACCCATATTATTTTACCTTCGTGTGTTGGTTGTGTACTCTAACGTAATAGCGTCTAGTGAAAATGGGGGGTCTACGCTATCTGATGTGTACTGTAGAGATACAACAAAAGCTGATCCAATTATTTGTGTTTCAAACAGTGTCTTTAGTTTGGAGCTATACACTGCAGATGATCCAAATGTAGCTGCGCCCATAAATGCAACTGTTCCTGTAGCATTGTTAAAGTCAATCTTTGTAGGCTGTACACTATTCTTTTGGTCAAAGTCTAGTTTTAAACTTACGTCAAACGAAACACTACCTTGTGGATCAGTATACAAAAACATCTTGTAAAATGTCTTACGTATTCTTGGATCATTGATTGGCATATAAGGTGTAGCAAAAGTTGTTTGGATGTTATCTCCATCAAAACTGTTACCTTCTTCCATCTGGTATAGGTATCCATCATCATTTGCAAATACAATTGTTTCTGCATTTTGATAAAACCTACTGTCTGCTACGTATGCTCTTATTCCTCTTAAATCTGCCCATGACATTCCCTCGCCACCTTGACCTGCCATTTGTGTACCAAGTATGCCTTGAGCGTTTGCTTGTCCTATATTGTTATTGTAACCTAGTATTCTGTACTGTGATTTATTACGTATGACTACACTTGTAAAAGATGTGTTAGCTGTAATAAAGTCTGTTACTTCTTTCTGTATTGTTTTAGATACAACACCTAATCCAAAGTCACCAATTCTTTCTGTACCACTTAGAAGTCGTAGGCCATCTGGACCAAGGAACATTATGTCACCACCAACTTCTTGTATTGTATCTTTGTCTACACAACCAATGTCTGTGGTAATTGGCTGTAATTCAAAGTCTGCTAAAGTATTACCAGTAAGTTGAAATATAGCTGACTCAGTAAATATAATAAGTTGCTGTCTAAATACAGCCATACCAGTAATGTTTGTGCCTACAGATATTGTACCAGAACCATTTGCTGCTGTAAAGTCACTATCTGTAAACGGTGCAGTAAATGTTAATATATTGTTTTTACCAAAGAACAATTGACTTTTAAAACTTACAACAAACTCTGCTCCTCTTACATCTGTTGGTGCATCATTTAATGCTGTAAATAAAGAACCGTTATATAATGCAGGAACGTTAAGACTATCAACTATTGCAATTTTTTCTGTTCCTGTATAGTTATACCTAGAAAATCTAGTTTTACCACCATTTTCTCTTGATGTACTTAAAAAAGTTATAGCTGCGTTATCTGCAGGTGAACTATCTAATGCAGGATCAATTGCTATGGTAGCTCCACCTGATGAGACTGTTGGTGTTGCAGTTACTGTATAAATTAAATCAACACCTGCAATTTTAAATATGTCGCCTAGTTGTGGTGTAGAAGTTAATCCATCTACAATTAAACTACTGCCTGTTTGTGATGCACCATTTACAAGAACTGTTCCGTATACTGGCACATTTACAAGTGAGAACCCAGTACCAGATGTTTTAATTAAACTTTCATTTCTGGCTACAATAACTGAGTCAAGAAAAACACCACACCCTATTGTAAGATGTTTGGTAGTTGTACTTGTAAATTCTACTTCATCTCCGTTAGCAGGAGAAGCAACAAGAGTAGGTGATATATCTACAGTTGCTCTATTATCATCATCGTCAAAAGTAACACTTGCACCAATAGTATACTCGGTTTTAAACTCTAATGCAGTATCATCTGTAAGTACTAATGATAGTGTATCTGCTGCACTACCTATTGTAATATTTGGTGATGAAAAAGCTTGTACTGTTGTTCCTCTTGGAATACCAGTGCCAACAATTTCCATACCTGTTTGTATTGTACCTGTTATACCATCTATTGCAAAGGTAGTAGTTTTAAAAGTAAACTGTAAAGCTAAGTTATCTGCTACAGTTACGTTACTATTTAATACTACAGTAAAGTTACCTGTTGCTCCTGCTGTAACACTAGACACTGTAACGTTACTTGGAATACCCACGCCTGTTACAGCTTGTCCTTGTGCTATAGTACCTGAAGCAACCGTATCTACAATTATAGTGTTGTTTGCTGTTACTGCACCGTTAACAAGAGCAGTTGGTCCATTTGCAGTACCAATAGTAGATGTACCATTTATGTTTGCAGTACCATGTACTAGCTTAAACTTATCACCAGTTTCTGGTGTTTTTCTAATATTTGCAATAGCTAAACTTGTACCAGTTTGTGATGCACCATGTACTACGGGTATACCATAAGGCGGTATAATATCTAAATCGTATTTATCGTATCCCAGTATTCTTTTATATCCACCCTCAATAGATGGTTCAAAGTTTCTCAGTATTCGTGCAGAACCGGGCATTTGTAAACCCTGTTGCAATGGACTCATATTTGTTATAAGCCCACCACTAAACTGAATGGGAAATGTTTCACGATTCGTAGGCATACATTAACTCTAAATTCTAAATGAACTGACTGATGTTGCGTTCTGTGTTATTGCGGTAGACCTAAGATAATCGTATCGGTTTACATATAGACTACGCATACTTTTAATTTCTTCCATAAACCTTTGTTGTGTTACTTGTGATTCTTGGGTTTCTCCCCTAAACATATATGCAAAATGCATAGCCCCATTTACAATAATGTAACGAAACTGTTCAGGCACAGTAGGAACATCTGTTGTATTTAATAAGTCTACAGGTAGTCTGTAATATTC